GAGAACTCTCCACCAAGGATACCCCTGCAAGTCTTCTGCTCTAGTTAGTCGAACCTCCTCCTCTTGCCGAGCTTTAGCTATCATCGCGCTTAGCGCATCTTGCCCAATTACAGTATTAAGCATTTATTTCTCCTACAAGCATCTCGTCAGCCCAGGATTAGCCTTGAAGCCGCCACAGTCAGCATGAAGCTGATTGTTCTCACCACGCCGGCACTTCCGGGGAGCGTACAGCCAGCCACTGTTATGGCAATAAACAGCATGAGACTCTACATGAAATCCATAAAGGCACGGTTGGTCAAAAGCACAGTCTTCAGAGTCAGCAATAAGTTCCACGATATTTAGAGACGGCTCACCCATAGACACAAACTCACCACGCCCAAGGAGTACTTCATACTTGGCTCGCACTGGAGCAGGTGGTCGTCCATCAGGAGAATCTCCCTCATAAGGCCACGTCGCCACAACATGTCTCTTAAAAGCATCTTGTAACTTATCGCCATAGTCCTGAATCTCCCAGCGGATACCTGTTATGTCTGCAACGATTGCAAGTCCATACCGCCTATTGTTCATTGCCTTCTCCTTATAAGCATCTCGTCAGCCCAGGATAGCTCTTCCCCTGAGTAGCTATCGCAGTGGAGCCAACCCGCTTTGCTATAAGCGCATACCTGGCCTCATCTGCGCAGTGGTCAACCCCGTCGGTGTCACAATCCTCCGGCTTGTGCTTATCATACACCAAGCCTGGGAAAGTTTCAATAAAATGGATACAGTTGGCGGTTACTTGAAACATAGGGATTCCATCTTTGCCATCAGCCAGAAGTTCTCGCAGGTGCGACCAGCCTGCAATCCTATTGTTGTTCGCTGGCTGTAACGGCAAGCCAGCAATAGTATACTTTTCCGCCGTAGAGCTTGCCCCTGTATCCTCGGAGCGACGTATCCACATACTAGGGTCTGCCCAGATAACATCCACGGAGTCCGTTCCAATTACAGCTCGTATGCGTTCTACAGCTTCTCCATCCCTAAGCTCTGTTTGGTAAAGCTCCCTTACTCGAAAGATGCGGCTAGTATCAGGATTTTGGGCATAAATCCCGAAGCTAAGAGGCTTGGCATAGCCCCAGTCTAGTCCACCCCACTTTCGCCAATGCTGAGGGATAGCAAAGGGCAAGACGACATGCTTATCCTGTCGCCATTCAGTCCAAAATGCCCCCTCAAAAACGTCCCAATCGCCATCCCGCAAAGCTCGCCGCTTTGCTTCTGGCAAAGCATTCAGCCGTTCCAAGTAGCCAGGGTCAGACTCCATCAGAGGCAAATTGTCTGTAACCCTGCTAGGAATAAACACCGCAGGCAATGTCGTTTTCTCTATAGTAGCAGGAAAGATAGTCTCAGGTGGAGCGGCCTTTATGAAGTATCGCTTAGTCTCAGCATGTCCTATACCACCAGGATTAGTAGCCATGACAATGGCAGTAGGCACTCCCTTCTGAGAAGTTCGTACCCAGGTACTTAGGAATTGTATCCAGTGAAAGGGAAACTGCGTACTCTCGTCAATAAGCAAGAGTTGGTTTTCTTGCCCCTGAAAGCGTAGTAGGGCAGGTTCGTCATCCGCATAGCCTAATTGCAGCCTAGAACCATTGTTAAAGATAAATCGCCCCTCGCCCTTATGAAACTCCCCAAAAGAATGCGGTAAAGACATAATCTCAAAGAGGTGATTACCCTCTAGCTCTTTGTAGGTACGCCGCATAAGCATAGCCCTAACACCAGCATATTGACGGCAAAAGGCAACTCCAAGATTACGCAGGAAAAAGCTCTTGCCGCCCCCAGCACTGCCGCCATATACCATCCAATATATGCCTCCAAGGAAAGCATCTATGGCCTTTTGCTGACGCTCAAAGGGTTCCCAACCTAATGCCTTGAACGTAGCAGCAAAACTAGAATCTTCGGGGTTAAGCATTTTAGCCTTCGCTGCTACAATAGCTTGAAGCAGAATAGCGGTAGTGCGATCTGTTAGTACACCCTTGCTCATTAGTGGACTGTTCCCTGCGCTATATCGGCTCGGTCAGCCCAAGCGTCATCAGCCGAAGGCAAACTCTCAAAAGGCGCTCGCAACCTTTTTCCAGCCTCTTGCACGCTATCTGCTATGTCTTGGATTATCCTGTCGGAATCCATTATAATCTCGTCCAAAGTACAAATGCCGTGCATGAGCACCTGCCAGGCAGTCTTTAGCCTATCCCAGAAACCTACTGGCCTATAGGCAGATTCCAGTGATAAATACCCGCTGCTATCTCTGCCATAATCAAGATACCGAATCGAAAGAAAGTGGCTGCCGCCACATGAACAACGCCACTGGCGGTCAATATCTTCCATATAACTCCTCTATATAAACCTAGCTTTGGGCAACATCCTTACATCTATCCAAGTACATACTGTGTGTTGACCGATACTCACCAGACTCTATGCTCTGCTTCACTTGCGCTTTGAATCTCCTAACCGCCTCTTTACGACTATAGCCCATTGCTATCTTAGGTTCAACAATACAGTTCCACCATAACCACCAGCGGGGAGCGATGTACCAGGAATACTTGTCAGGCTTATAAAGCTCGCTAATATAAGAAAAAGCTGGCCCAAGACCATCTGGCCGAGACGAATGTCCCGCAACAAGACAAAACCCCTCTTCTCCAAAGAGTACTCCGGCAATCTCTGCTCCTACTATCCAGTGGCGTTCTTTCTCCTCTTGGCTATCCAAGTAGTTCTGTCCCCAATGCCCAATGTCATGTAGGAAGATGCAACCTATTTGCCAGAGCTTAGGCCACCTGCCATATAGCTTTCGCCATGATAAGAGTACCAAAAATGAGTGAACGGGGCTATGAACTCCGACTAAAACAGAGACAGTTCCCTGCTTCATCTACTCTCCCCGCTTACTTCTCGTCGCCAAGTATCTCTAACTTCCTTGAGAACTTCCAATATATCTTTTGCATAAGGAGGATAGGCGTCCATCAACAGAGCCGATAAGATAGGGTCTACTCTTATACTAGGCGCGTCCTGAGCCGCGGCGAACTTGCAAGCCAGCTTTAAGATACTCTCCACTTTGGCCGAGAATGGACACTCTGTCATGCTCTTTCCTCCGCAAGACTAAACATATCCTGCCTAACGCTAAGATGTTCAGCCCGCCGTAGATTCTCTATTGCCGCTCTATAATATGAGGGCTTTAACTCAATCCCTACAAATCGTCTACCTAGCCTTACAGCTTCATATCCTTCGCTACCTATACCTGCAAACGGGGATAGTATCAGCTCGCCAGGATTGGAATATAGCTTTATGCATCTTTCAATGGTTCCAAGCTGTAATGGGCAAATGTGCTTCTCGTCTTCAGCATCACGAGCTCTGGCATAGCTCAAGGTATCAGACTCCTGTATTCCTAACCATATTCCATGCGCCCACTCTATCCAAGTATCATTGTCCAACTCACCGTTAGCTACCGGACTAACCGGCACAGCATTATCACCAGGTTTCCGAAAGAGCAGTATCTGGTCTATCAAAGCAGGACGAGAATCAGCGCTATCTTTCCGCAGTTGAACAAACAGTAAGGCTTTGCTCTTAGTACGGACAGCCTGAGCTTGAGGGTTCTTCTGAACGAAGGCACGCCCAACAAATATCCAGCCTTGTCTCTCATAAGCTCTTATTATCTCGCCAGGAAAGTCCTTGAGCCCTATCCAGCCATCTCGCGATAGCATAGCAGGAATATCGCTAGAGTGTACACAGGTCAAGCGACCAGGCTTTGTTACTCTAAGTATCTCCTTGATAATGTAAGCGTAGTGCTCAAAGAACTCATCCCAGCCCCGGCTATTTCCCAAGTCTCGTTCACTCTGAGAATACACATACAAATCGGCGAAAGGAGGACTGTAAATACTAAGGTCAATGCTCTCTGGCTCTATCTCCTTCAACCGCTCACAGGAGTCTCCCAAATAAAGGTTCCAACTCTTACCACTAGCCCAATCCTCTTGATATTCTTCTGCTTTCTTTTCAGTCAAGTCCAACTCTCCCTTCTCAAACTCCCACATGGCTGCAATCAAACCTTGCCGTAACCGTTTTGCCAGCGCATCCTTTCTAAGTACATTGTAGTATACCTCAGCTTCCGCATCCGATAGGACGACATGAACATTGACCGGAGACATCTGTCCATATCGCCACTCTCGACGGATGCATTGGTAAAATGTCTCCCAACTATCGTTGATGCCAAAAAAGACCATTTTGCTAGCCTGTTGAAGGTTCAGCCCAAACCCACAAATGCGAGGCTTACTCAGAAGTATTTGCGCCTGCCCATCCAACCAGCGTTCTATCCTCGCCTCCTTCTCCTCAGCCATGAGGCTGCCATAAACCGATATACACCTATCGCCTAGCATTTCAGCTATAGCTTCTTGCTCTTTGTCTAGGCCGCACCAGATAACCCATTGGTCAGGGCTATCACCTATAAGAGACCTAAGCCTATCCAACCGAGGAGTAATGGTTTGGCGGCGAACATGCACACGGTCTGCTATCCCGCGAAGTCCTGTAAAGAACATCTGGCCAGTAGGCACATAGTCCGATTGTACAAAGATGGGATTTATATTTAGAGGCGGCAAGATAAAACCTTCATCCGAATAGCCTAAATCGGAAGGGGTCATAAGACTAATAGCCCAGGATGACAACCAGCGAAAGAATGGCACCTCAGCATGATGCTTAAGCCGCCATTCCTGACCACCCCTGTTACTTCCTTTTGTCTCATAAACCATATCGTTAATGACATGCACCTTTTGCTTATTGGCATTGATAAAGAATGTGGCTAACATCTCAGCTTGGCTGCATATCCCCAAGAACTCAGCATGGTTTCCCAACTCCGTAGAATCATTAGGAGCAGGAGTAGCCGTACAGCATAAACGGTAGGGAACATCAGCGCACATATCAGTCAACTTGCGCCGAGTCTTGCTGTCAAAGGACTTGAGTATGCTGGCCTCGTCGAGAACAACCGCGCCAAATGCTGAAAGGTCAAACTTGTCTACCATCTCATAGTTAGTTACGCTCAGTTGGCTAGTGCCAACATCAGCTTGGCTGCGAGCATACTTCACTTCAATATCTATCTTCTGCGCCTCCCTGATAGTCTGCTTAGCTACAGAGAGCGGGGCTATAATTAGCGTCTTGTAGCCTGACAGCCTTGACCATTCCAATTGCATAAAGGTTTTCCCAAGCCCTGTGTCTGCAAAGATAGCCGCTCTCCCCTTTCGCAACGCCCAGCGAACTATATCTCTCTGGAAAGGAAAGAGCTTAGGATATATGGCAGAGGTGCTTATATCAATGCTATCGCTAGATTTTACCTTGCCCTTA